GTAATTAAATATGTTGTCGCCAAACAGTTCAGTGACTGCTTGCGCAAAAGCACGAGTGGTTATCTCGTAAGTGCTACTTGTTTCATCCGTAGCGTCGATGTGGTAGCTACCCACCATACGGAGGGCAGAGTTGAGTATTTCTAGCTTGTTTGCTTCAATAGCCATAAGTAAAAGTAGCCTCCCCCGAATTTTACAGGGGAGGCTACAGACTAGATTAAGCCTCTACGCAGCGGATTTCGCCAGTAACTTCACCCCACATACGTGACGCATCAGCACAAAGCTTGAAGTATACGTATGGGATGTTCTTCTTGGCAGGAACGCGCCAAACATCACCCTTAAGAGCTGTACCAACAGACATCTTAAGTGCTTTAGGTGTTGCAACGATAACACGACGTTCATCGTTGTTGGTTCCGTCGCTGCTGAGTCCGAGACGCTCGGTTTGGATGAAACGGAAGCCCATGAACGTAGTGACTGAGCCTTCTGCAAGAGCCTTGCGAACAGCGAAGTCAGAGTTGATGATCTCCTCAATACCAAGAAGGTCGTTGAACTGAGTTGATGTAAGGAAGCAGTTAACAACGTCATCCTGACCAATAGCTTCAAGGCGAAGCATTGTACGACGAGCAGCTTTTAGCTTCTCAAGGGTAAGACCTGTGGGAGCTGTGCTTCCAGTTGGAGTTTCGTCATACTGTGAACCAATAGAGAAACCTTCTGTATTACCAGCGACAATATCAATGCCGTTTGCCTTTGTCGAGGCATCATAAGTTTCAGTAATTGGATTAGCATCGTTTTTGCTCAAGTTACCGATAGTGATGTTTGTATCACGAGTGGTGCTGGCTGCACGAGAGAATGTAACAGTTGTTCCACCGCTACGACCTGTGTATGCATCTCCGAAGAGCTTGTCGATAATGATATCATCAATCTTGCGCTTACCAGAAGCAAGGAGTGCTTGAGTGTAGGCATTCATTGGATCAGTAAGAACCCGCTTGAGGTCTTTCTCATCAATGTACTTGCCTAGCTCATAGTCCTTGAGTCCGATACGACGGCGATCATGAGAGATATCACTAGTAGGATTGTCACCATAACGAGTTTGATCCTCTTCCATTGCTTCGGCAACACCGATGCGGTCGAAGTATTGGAACTCTTCGTTTTGTGATTCTTGTTCGAAATACGGCTGAAGCTTTGATTCAGTTTGCTGATATGCTTGTTCGAAGCCAGCTTTGAAAGATTCAACGTATGCTGTGTTTATTTGGTCTGAACCAGTAACTGCTGCGCCAGTGGGTCCAAGGACAGTGCCTTGATCAGACATGTATGCATTTGACATAATATATAATAATTTAAGTTAAGTTTAAGTAGAAGTTTGTTTTTCGATGAGCTATCCTTTCGGACTCTTCTAGCTGTACGTAACCAACGGCTTCAAAAGCTGTCATCGGGACCCAAAAAAGGCTACCCCAACAGTATTGGGATAGCCTTGTTCCTGTAAGATGTCAAGTCGTTTTACTGACTTGGATACAAATTGGCGTAAAGGTTAGCACGCTTATCCAGTATTTGCTGTCTTTTTGTCCTGTCTGCCATCGAAAGAGACGATGGATCTGACATAATAAGCTGCGAATTTCCCGCATCTAGTTCCTGAATTGCAGTCTTAATGCCATGCACATTCTCGGAAGCAAAACCACTAGCTGGGTTGTTGTCTGCAAGGGGCAAAGCATCACCAGATACTTCCGCTATGCGATGAAACACCTTCAGCACCGCTGGGTGGTTAGCAACGACAGCATCTGCTTCGATCAACTCCTTTAATTCAGGAATCTCTGAAGTCAACGCTTGATATGCTTGATTAGCCTGCGCCAGATTTGTGCCATACTTCTCCCCCCACTCGTTTTGAATGGAGTCGCGGTGTGACTTAACCTCTGCCTCTACTTGTTCTTGACCGAGTTGGCTCCCCTCCATGTTCATCTGCATGTAGCGTTCATACAGCATGTCGAATTGGTTTTGATTCAACCCCATCTCTGCTGAGAAGTCTACAAGTTCTTGGACAGATTCTTCTGCGACTTCAGGGGTGTTTTCTGCGCCTTCATAAGATAGTTCTTCTGGAATAGAATACTCATTATCTTTTGGTCTTAAATTTCCGTAGAAATCCTCCCACTGCTCAGACGTCCAGTCTTCTTGTGGGGCTGCGAGGCGTTTAGTGCCAAGAGCACTTTGTGCGTTAACAAGCTGATCAGCTAATGCGTGAACAGACTTGGTGTTACGTATTGTTTCATTAGCCTTAAGTGTATCAGGCAATGACTCGTAAAACTGACCATAAGACTCTTCTGATGTAAAATCATATGAGCTAGATGCAGTTGCTGGTTCAGAGGCTACCTCTGCGGGTGTTGCACCGCCCAGACCTCCTGTTGTTTCTGTTTCTTCTGACATATTATTTATTCTCCATCTCTATTTTGTTAATTAACGTTTGTGGGTCGTCTTGACCCAACAGAGTGAGAAAACTCATGGCTAAACGTCTGCGTCCTTCACATTCGCGAAGCTTGGCTTCGTCCGAATGGAACACAGGCTTAGTTACGTGACATTCACGTAGCAACACAGTGAAGAACCGCTTACCTTGCGGAGTCTCTAGTATATTTATTAAATCTTCTTTAAGTTGTGCTTTTTCGCGCAACCTAGTCAGGGAATCTAAAACTCGCATGTTATATGTTCAACAACTGACCTACGCCTTCGGGGTCTAGTTGTTTTGCCTGAGCAACGTCCTTCATAGCTCCACCAATCTGCGGAGCCATCTGCGCTGCCTGCTGCATCTGCTGTTGTTGGGCAGCAGCTTCTTGTTCTTCGGCAACTTGTTGCTCGGTCTTTACTACAGCTGGGTCGACATTACGGTATTTCGCATAACTAGCCAACAGTTTTTGTTCATCAACTGCTCCCATGATCTCAGGTTTAACCTGAGCCAATGGAGCTAAATCTCTCATAAAAGAACTAATGTCGGAAAGTCGAGTAGCAAACTGAGACTGCGACGCTGGGCTAGAGTATGCGATCTCTAAAGAAGCACCAGCTAGACTTTCAGGTTTCTCAGGCACACGACCAGAACGCTCAAGCAGTTCAAATGTTGCTTCGATGGCTGGTCCTAAATACTCGGTTTCCATTCGGTTGAGAAGAGGAGCCAGCTGATTGAGCATTTGTCCTCGTACGTCTTGAATCTCAGTTACGCTTTGACGCTCCTTCTTCTCTTGTCGAATAATTTGATCAACAAAGAATGCACGGTTAACGGAGTCACGATACATCCGTATCATCTCCATAACATACTGTGGCTGGTTGCCTGCCATGATCGGCTGTGGCTTCTCACTACCAGGCTCGTGGAACATAATCTGACGAGAACCATACTTCATTGGAAGCATAATGCTGTCTTCTTCGGCAGTGAGTGTTGGGAAATTTAAATACTCAGCAGATGTAAGGGCTTCCTTCACCATCTTGTTGAGTGCACGGATTTGAGACAAGCACGAGAAAGCTGGACCACGCCCGTACACTTCGTCTGCCAGCTTAGACCAGCGAGGGACTAGCATTGTAAAATAACTAGAACCACTTTCCTGTAATGGCTCTTTAAGAGCAGGACACCAGTATGTTACTTTATAAGGTCGTCCCTTACCAAGACGACCACCCTTTTTAGCAGCCTTGTCCGTGTTCGGCTCAATAGTGTAAACAAGCTCATACTTATTGTGTACTGAGTTGTCCTTATTAAAGCCGTCCATGTCCTCTACCTGAGGAAACGCCTGCATCAGCTGACGAGCTGTTTTATAGCAACGATAATAAACTGTGTCCACCGTGCCATACTGATCTGTATCAAAAAATACGTCAGCTAAAGGGCGTGACCGAAAGTTAACAATCCCATTAACTTCAGAAATCTGAACTGGAGATGTTCCATACGCTCCGACATCTAAGAAACACTCATGACTAGAGCTGTAGAACTGAGACTGCGGTAGCGCAAACTCATGCAAAATTCGGTCAGCGGCTGCCTGCAGGTAGGCTGTCTCCTTGGGTGTAACCAATCCTTGGGGCTTATCTATGATCCGCAGATAAAACCAGCGGTCTGATTTCGGTATTAAGTTAGAACTAAGACCGTTAGCAAACATCTGGTTGCACCAAACAGCCGTATCGTCGAACAACTCTCGTGATCCGTCTTCTTGCTTAGAAGTTTGTCCGTGATCGAACTTGTTAGAGTTCGGACGGACGTACTTCTGTGCATCGTAGAACATGCTGTCGAGGTTAGACCTCAACTGCTTTAGTTCTTCGTATCGCTGTTTCAGTCTAACCATACAAGCCAGAACCGCCACCTAGTGTGGAACGACCTTGGACTTTTTTAGTCTTTGGTGCTTTCCGACGTGGCAACGAAGCCCCGCCAAAAGCCTGAGCCGTTGAGGTCCTAGTGCTTGGTGCAGCCGCCTGCTTTACTGGTCTCCGAGCCATTGGCGCAGGAGGGGGAGGCGGTGCGGGAGGAGGAGGAGGTGGTGGTGGTCTTTTTGGTTTACTGCCCATAATTTGATATACGTTTTAACGAGTTCCAACTAAAAAATTTTTCAGCGTTAGGATTGTTCATCCTGTGGTATCGCGTAAAAAGAACTCTGTCAAGCGGAAATGGTGCAAGATCAAAAAAGACCTGCACAGTCTTTCGTGGATCTCTGCTGGACGCATAGGCTACCTTCCAATATCGCCCTTCGTCATCCTCCAACACCTCTGCCATTAACATATAGTTTGGCGCACTCCAGTAGTAACGCTCCTCTCCGTGCGGACAGTTTAAGTAGTAATCCTGCAACCACACAAAGTCTGTTTTTTGTGTGTGATACAAGACTACGGCTTCATCCATTAAGGATAGTCGGTAGTCCTCACCAACTGATGTTTGAGACTTGGTACTCATACTTGGGTGCTTTCTTGTCTAACTTTGGTTGTTTTAATCCGACTGCTAATGTTCTAAACGCATCCGCGCCATGTGAATTAGAATCATGGACGGGCGTTTTTCTAAAAACACCACGAGAGCTGTCAAACTCCTTGTGGTATCCCTTCAAAGCTTCGATGCCTGCGTAGCAATCGTTCTTTGAGAACCAACACTTCGGTAGAATGTTACGGACGGCTTCAATGCCGTCAATGATCGACAGCTTCTTGACTGTCGTAAATTTTAATCCCAGCCCTCTGGCTGTCTCAAGTCGAGACTTGCCCGTACCTAGTTCTCGCACTTTGATGTCGTGCGGTGCGTAATGCTTCCCGTACGTTACATCTCTCTGGGCTGACCACCTATGCAACTCCCGTGCGTAGTGGGGCAGACCCTCCCCGCTGTTCTCGTAGTAGCTTACAACCCTAATCTCATTACGATACAGCTGTATAAACCAAATGGTGGTCGCGTCATCCATACCCAAATCCCACGCTGTGTGAACAGGCAGTAGGGGGTCTACCGCAATGGACTCAATGATGCGCTTCTCCTTATACGCCTTGTTGATCTGCGCCCCATAGTACGCACCCTCAACTGGAGTCTTGAACGAACACATGTATTCCGACTGGAATCTTGCTTCGTTGTTCAGCTCGTTACGTGCCTTACGCAGCTCGTCTGGCAAGATAGCTTTCGTGTCCTTGACTGACAGGTGACTGCTGTACCAAGTGCTGTCTGCTTTAGCTTTCAGCAGTATCTTGTAGAAATGATTCTCGCCACGAGGCGTTCCGTTAAAGAGTGCCCACCCGCCGTTCTCCGCTAGGATGGGGTTAATTAACTGCCATGCGCTGGGGTCGGAAATACTGTACTCCGAGAACACCACGCCGATGGGGTTAGCACCCACCATTTTATCTGGGTCGTCAGACCCCATGAGCTGGATAACACTGCCATTTTTTAAATGAATGCGCATCTCCTGCTCACTCTTCTTTTCGACTAGCTCCCTTGGGAAGTAGTCGATAAACTTTTTGCCCTCGCCAGTCATGCCGTTCCAAACAATACGACGCGCCTGATTGCCGTAGGGCAACACATACCAGTAAGTGCCCACACGCTGCAACGCTTTAAT